GCTGCCGTTGGCGACGGTCAGGGTGGCGCTGTCGCCGTCGATCATCCAGCCGGCAGACGGTGATACAGACGACGCATAGGTTCCGGTCGCCGTGGTCGCCGCGACCTGCATGGTGCCGGTGATGGTCGGGCTCTGCGACAGCACGAAGCTGCCACCCGTGCCCGACACGCCGGGAGCCGTCGTGAAGGACGTTCCCAGCAGCCGGTTGATGGTGGCAAGCGTGGCGCCGATGATGCGGGCGGGCATCAGTTGCCCTCCACCAGGAGCTCGACCGTGAGGACGGAGGCGCTCTTGGGGGTGTAGGCGGCACGCGCCTCGAGGATGCCGTAGACCGTCGATCCCTGGCCGATGGCCGCCGGGGCCACCAGACCCTCGGTCGGGACCATGATGCCGGCAACACCGGCCGCGTCGATGGCGTACAGCGTGGCGTCGAAGCTGCACAGCCACGAGGCGTAGCCGGTCGCCACGACCGTAGAGAAGGCGCTGTTGTCGCCGCCCGTCACGAACGTCGGGGTGGCCGAGTACAGGTGCAGTCGGAACTGGGCATTGGTCACGTCGCTCTTGTCGATGCGAAGCCGGGCGCCCGTGATCCAGCCGCCGGCACGCACCTTGAAGGGCGTCCAGGACAGCGCGACGACCGAGGCCGCCGTGGTCGAGTTGGCGACCAGGTCACCGATCGAATATGCGGTCGTATCGGACGGCCGGGTGAAGTTGGCCGTGGGGGCCGCGATGAGGACCTGTTGCACGGTCTACTCCTCCATCTTCGACTTGGGGAACATGGACTTGGCACTGGCCGCTTCCGGCCTCACCTCGAGGTCGCAGATCTGCAGCGACATGCCGCCCGGCTTCTCGCCTTCCATGTCGAGGGCCGAGGACGTGACGCAGGCCACGCCCATCAGGCGCACCATGCTGCCCGGCTTGAGCGGCTCGGTGATGCCCAGGGCCTCGAGGGCGTCCTTCGACAGGTAGGTCTCGCCTACCGCCCAGCGACGGACGTAGGGCTCGGGCTGCGAGGCCTCGACCATGTCCTCGGGGCTCAGTTCCATGCTGGCCATGTCGGCTCCTAGTAGAGGCTGGCGATCGGCCCGAGGGCCGTCGTGAACGTGGTCGGCGGCGTCACCTTGATGAACGTGCCGTAGGTCCCGCTCGTGATCTTGCCGGCGCCGAACGTGCCCAGCGTGTGGGTGTTGAAGCGCGCCGTGGTGTTGTCGACCTGCAGGGCGACGTAGTAGGTGCCGGCCGGGACATCGACCGCCGCGGCCAGGTCAACCTTCTGGTAGGCGTCGGTGCCCGACATGGCCGTGCTGGCAGACTTGCCCAGCAGGTAGCCGTTGGCGTCGTACAGGCCGACGCTGATGTTGCCGCTTGCCACTGAGCCGTTGAACACGGCGATGCCGGTCACGGTGGTCAGGAAGGGCACCCGGCACTCGGCCATGTACTGCTCGGTGATAACGGGCGTGGTGTCGGTTCCATCGGTCGAGACGCGCGCCGGCATGTCTCCGGTGTGGACACAGCGCGGGCTGGCGGCGATGGCCGGATCGCGCTCGGTCACTTCCTGGCGGTGGCCGTTCACATAGACGAGGCGGACGATCGAGGTCATCGCTTGCGTGCTCCTGGAAAGAGAACGGGGCCGATCCGAAGACCGGCCCCGTAGGGGTTAGATCGCCTGCTGTGCGACGAACGGCTTGCCCGTCCGGGGGTCGAGATACCCCTCGGGCGGTCGTCCGTCCGTCATCACGGGGGCATCCAGCGGCGTCTCCTTGTCGGAGGCCAGGCAGGCCTGCTCGACGGTCGGAGGCGTGTCGAACGGCCAGGTGATCACCTCGCCGCTCTCGAACCGCTGGGTGCCGTCCCACAGGGGAAGAAGCAGGCGGACCCGCTCGCCCTTCTTGATAGAGAGGCGGGGTTCTGTCTGACCGACAGACTTGATCGGGGCTGCCATGCATCAATCTCCTGGTTGGTTAGACCGTGAAGCCGGACGGGCGAGCCAGGTTGCTCTGGCGATCGATCGTCAGGAACGCGGACACGGCGCCGCTGGTCCAGTTGTTGGTCGAGACCGTGTAGTACACCTGGATGTACCGGCGCAGGCCGCGCGGCAGGTGGATACGGAGCACCTCGGTACCCGCCGTGAGAGACGCCTTCGAGATGTCGGCGCTCGAGGTCACGGTCGAGAAGGACGAGTTGTCCGAGCTGTCCTGCAGCGAGAACGTCGTGGTCGACGCGCCGCCGGTAGCAGCCACGGTCGTGGTGATGACCACGACCAGTTCGACGGCCTCGCCGCCACCGATGTCTCGGAGGGCGGTGGCGCAGTCGATGCTCTTGGTCGAGGCGGTCGAGGCGGTGACCGCCTGGGCGTCCGACATCACGAGGTTGTTGTCAACGTACATAGGAAGTGCCTTTCGATGATGTGATCAGGGAACCGGATGCGGCGATCAGGTGATCGTCGATTCGGTGTTGAGGATCTGGTCGACGACCTTGATGGGAATGCCGTCGTAGTCCTCGAAGCGCTGGATCACGCCACGCTGGCTGCCGCTGTCGGAGCGGCGGATCGTGGTCAGGTTCACGGTGCTGGAAGCCTGCACACCGTAATTCCTTTGCTTGTTGAGGTACCGCTTCGCCTTGCGGTTCATGTAAAGAACCGGGCGGCAGGCGTTGAGGTTGGGGATCTTGGCGATCGCCTGGTCGAGGCAATCGACGAGATCGACCGGCGCCGTCGACGTGAAGCCGGCAGTGCCCGAACCCGTCTCGAGGTTGGCGATGCGGACGCAGTAGCGCCAATCGCGGACGTGCAGGCCGGCCTTCCAGACGTAGCGGGTCATATAGGCCCGGTACCGCTTGGAGTTGGCATCGAACGCCCAGTCCTCGCCGAGGTCCTGGTCCATGAGACCGGCCTTGCTGCCCTTCGGGAAGATGCCGGTGATCTTGTCCGGCGCCCAGCCGACCAGCCAGATCGAGGTCGAGGTGGTCGAGGAGCTCGACCCGCCGTCGACTACGTTGTTGGCCGTCTGCGAGGTCGAGGTCGACAGCGTGTTGTAACGCGGCGTGAAGCCCATCGGCTTTTCCGGCGACGTGGTGCCGTTCGAGTAGATGAGCTGACCCGCCATGTCCTGGGTCATGCCTTCGATGAACGCCTTGTTCTCCTGCAGGCGCCAGGCCGCGGAGTTGCCGTTCAGGTTGGCGAGTTCGACATCGACGATGGCCAGGGCCTCGCTGATGCCGCAGGTGTCGGTGACCTGCGCGGACGTGCTCTTGGCCGGATCGACACCCTGGTTGATACGGCGCCAGGTCGGCGTCGGCAGCGAGGTGCGGACCGTGCCGCGGTGGCCGGTCGGCAGATTGCCCTCGATGAACGGCATGTCGGTGACGATCTCGTTCATCTGCGAGAGCAGCTCGGCGACCTGGGCGATCGAGCCGTCCGGGTCCTGGAGCTTCGCCCAGTCGGCGAGCGTGCTGTAGGTAGTCGGGAGTGCGGTAGCCATTGGTGGCTCCTTACGGATTCATGTTGCTGTTGGGGAAGAAGCCGCGTGCATCACCGTTGCTCTTCGAGGCGCCGCCTCGGGCAAATGTGTCGTCCGCGACGAACTCGTGAAACTTGGCGAGGTCTTTCAGGAGGGGGCCGAAGTTGGTCATCCCGTACCCCTCGAGCAGTTCCCTGCTCTCCTTGCTCAACACGCCGAAGACGGTCTTGGCTTCGGCCTTGAGCTCCGGGGTGATCGCGCTGTCCGCGGTCGCCTCGGCCTTCCACTTCTCCTGCAGGTCGTTCCACGCCTTGACCGTGTTCTGCGCGGCGGCGACCTGCTGGGAGACGTAGAAATCAGTCAGCTTCTTTGCTGCCTCGGGGGTGAGGTTGAGCTCACCGAACAACTCTGTGGCGACCTTGGTGGCGGCCTGGTCTAGGGTCATGCCCTCGGGCAGCTTCACCTCGGCCAGCACCTTGCCGTAGTCGACCGGCTCGGCCGCCTTCTTGTCGTCGGCCGGCTTGGCGTCGTCCTTGGCGTCAGCCTTCTTGTCCTCGGCGGGCGCCTTGCCCTCGTCCTTGGGCGCGTCACTCCCGGCCGGCGATGAGATGGCGGCACCACCGGCCGGGGCGGCGCCAGCAGCCGCAGGAGTGCCGGCCACAGGGGAGGCAGCATCACTCGAGGGCGCAGCACCTTCGGCGCCGGGGTTGCCCCCAGCGTTGATTTCGTCAGCCATTCTGTTGCTCCTAGCCCTCGTCCGAGGGCGTCATGTCTTCGGCAGCCTGAGCCGCCTGCTCCTGCGCCTTGGCGCCACTTGCCTCGGCGATCATCATCGCGGTCTCGAGGGGCGCAGCCGCCTCGACCTCCGCGAACAACCTCAGACCCATGTTCCGCTCGCCCTCATTGAAGGCGGTCTGGTACGGGTCCGTACTGAACGACGGCGTCCAGATGTGGCACGCCACCAGCCTCGCGTGGACGAAGCGGCGGAACCGCTCGTCCTTCATCAGCGCCACCAGGTCGTCCTGTGCCTGCTTGCGCTTGAGGTTCTCACGTCGTGACCGGCGCTCGACCTTGCCCTTGTCGTTGGCGTCGTAGGCCACCTACTGGCCCTTCTCGTTGCGACCGCGCTCGGCCTGGATCTCGTCGTCGAGTTTCCGCCGGCCCATCTGCTCGGCCAGAAACCGCTGCGAGGCGGCGATCGTCTCAACCGACCGGACCAGGCGGACGAGCAGCTTGAGTTGCGCCGTCTCGAAGTCGGTCATCACAGGCCGGTAATCGCTTGAAGGGCAGACCTGCCACCCCCGATCGGAGTGTCGGATAGCGTTTTGGCACCCTGCGTGATGGCCGCCGCGTTCTGCATCGCCTGCTGTTGCGCCAACTGCTGGGCGCGCTGGGCGCGGATCTTGGCAACCTCGTCGTCGCCGCGGACCACGCCAACCGGCGCACCCATGGCGTCGGCCATCAGGTCCACGCTCTCGTCCATGTCGAGCTTGTCCAGCACCTCGGGGTTGGCGCCGGCCAGGTTGCCCACGAAGGCAGCCACACGCTCGATCGAGCCGATGCGGGCAGCCTTCTGGGCCTGCGCCAGCACGCTGATCAGCTCGACCTCGAGGGCGTAGCCGGCAGCCTCCTCGGGCGGTGCATGCGCGCCGAACAGGCGGTGCTTCACCATCGTCTCGTAGGTGTAGTCGACCAGGGGCTTGAGGAGCTCGGAGCGCAGGCTGTCGAGGACAGGCCCAAGCATCATCAGCTTCTCTTCCTTGCGGGCGATGATCTCGATCTGGTTGCGAGGCTGGATGCCGTCCATCTGGCTGATCATCAGGAACAGGTCGGCGTAGTAGGTCCGGCTGATGATGTCGCGGGTGTCCTGGATCAGGGCCTGCAGGGGCGCAAAGGATGACGGGTTGGTCTGGTAGATCGGGCGCATCATCTTGGCGCCGAGGTCGCCCGCGAAGTAGTTGATGTGGCCCGGAACGGTGCCGCTGGGCTGGCTCTGCAGCTCGACCGGCGCGGCCATGGGCGGGTTCACATGCTTGTCGACCGCGTTGTGCCGGCGCTTGGCCAGCACCTGCAGGGACCGAACGTCGGGCTGCGCCTGGTGGCCGGGGCCAGTGCCGTAGGCGTCGTTGCTCACGGTCTCCCAGCGCGGCGACAGGACCGGCCAGACAGAGTAGCCGCGCTCGCTGAGATAGTGGCCCTCGCGGCCTCCCTCGAGCCAGTAGACGCTGCGGTACTTCTTGCCCTTCGGTCCCACTGCGCCCGGCTTGTAGTCCTTGCGCGGCTCGATGAGCTGCCACACAGCGATCTGCTGTTCCTTGACGTTCTCCTTCACCTTGCGGACGATCTCCTCGCCGCAGGCCGCCTCGCCCCAACGCTGCACGCACTGGCGGGCGCTGAAGATGAACCGGCGGGCCATCGTGTCGACCTTCCCGCGGTGATCGATCGACAGGTAATACTCGCCGATCGTCATCGGGTAGGCGCGGATCACGTCGTCGAAGTCTTCCTCGAGGATGGCGCACGCCGTGCCAAAAACCCCCAATTCCTGGTACATCAGCAGCAACACCTCGTAGATGTTGCTGTCCGAGAAGATCATCATCATCCCCTCGGCCACCTGATCGAGCCAGGCGCGGACGGCGGTGACCTGTGCCACCTGCTGGTCGGGGAGCGTGAGCCGGAACCACGGCCGTGCCGGGCTGGTCAGGCCACCCATCAGGCCCGCCTTCAGGGTACGGATGGCGAACGTGGTCTGCGTGTCGAGGATCGCCTGCGTCTTCTGATCGCCGCGGTTGGACTGGTTCGGTGCGCGCCAGAACTCACCGCGCTGGGGAAGCTGGTACTTGGCGATGTCGCGCCATTGCGCTTCCCATGACGTGCGGCCGAACTTCAGCTCCTCGACCCGTTCAACACAGTAGTCGCGGAGCTCTCGGCTGATGGGCATGGGCTAACTTCCCAACATCGTCTTGCCCATGTTCGCCGTCGTGAAGGCCGGCGTGGCAACGCCCAGACCTCCCGTCGCAATCGTGCCGCCGTAGCCAGCACTCGAGGCAGACCGCTTGCGCTGCTCGTTCACGCCACTCACCACGGCAGCATCGACCGGGGTCGGGGCAGGCGGCGGCATGGGCGGCAGCGGCGGGGGTGCCGGCATCGACGGCTGGGAGAAGCACATCTCTCAGGCCTCCAGGGGGTCGTATTCGGTGACGTGCATGCCGCGGCGATCGTCGGCGCCGGTCATGCGCGCGGCCACGGGGACGGCAAAGGTCAGCGCCAGCGCATCGGCGATGTCAGGACTGGCGAGGCCTCGCTTCTTCATGTCGTCCTTCTTCTCCAGTTGGAGAGCGTTCTTTGCGTCGTAGCCGTACTCTCGGCCGGTCAGGTCGGCGGCGATCTCCGGGGTGTTCGGGATCGCGCCGCCCTTCAGCCACTCACGCATGCGGCCCCACATCTCGGCCGCCCGGTTGTTGAACAGCGGCAGCCCGCCCTCGGGCGTCCAGCCCTGGGGCTTCTCGCCGAAGCCGACCTCGTAGACGTTCGGCACGCGAAGCTGGCGCAGGCGATCGATCACGCCCCCGCCGGCACCGGCATCGACACAGATCGCGTCGGCCCGTAGCTCCTGGGCGATTTCCGAGACCTTGCCGGCCAGGGTCATGTTGTCGACCTCGCGCAGGATGACCGGCGGCCAGGTGCGTCCGTCACGCCCGCGGCGGATGTAGATCACGCTGCGGTCGTCACCGAACCGGGCCGGGTCGACGCCCAGGATCACCGGGTCGGTGATGTTCGACACGGCCTCGCGCTGTTGGGCAGCCTCGACAATGTCGGTGCCGATGAACTGCATGCTACCCGCTCGAGGGAAGGCGCCCCGCACGCGGACGCGGATGAAGTCGCTGTCCTCGCCGTAGTCGGCCACCCACTGCTCGATCTGGGCCTTGTTGGTCATGCTGACCGACCGGCTGTCGATCTGGTTGTGTGACCACCGATGGCTGAACCGGCCACCGGCAAAGCACTCACGAAAGCGGCCCGTGTTCTTGGTCGGGTTGCCGAACACCGTCCAGAACAGCTCAGTGTCAGCGTCCGTCAGGGCGCCTTCGATCGTCTCCCAGATCGTCTCCGGGATGGCCGAGGCCTCGTCGAAAATGGCGAAGGCCCGCTTGCCCTTGTTGTGGAGGCCTGCAATGGCCTCTGTGTTGTTCTCCGACCAGGTGATGGCATCCACCCGCCACGTCCGGTCATGGCCCCGTAGGACCGAATACAGGGCCGTAGCGGTGCAATTGAACCAGGCCTTGTTGATCGCCAGCGCCCACCATTTGGTGAGCTCCGGCCACGTCTTGGTCCGAAGCTGTCCCTCGGTGTTGGCGGTGACCACACCCCGGCTGTCGGGGAACGTGGACATGCCCCACAGGATCACCCAAGAGACGAGCGCCGAGTTGTGCGTCACGATATGGTCGCGTGTCACGAACAGCCGCGACGGATGCTCCACCGCGATGCAGACTGCCTCGCCCTCCCCCGCCGGCTCGACCGACTGAATAAACCGCTCCAGCGTGCGCGCCCTGTTCGGATGATCCGCAGGACGCCACCGCTCTGCCTTGGCTCCGTTCCTGAACGGAGCAATCTCGTTTGGCAGCGCCAAGGACAGCGTCCAAGCCTGCCGGCCTTCCAGCGTCTCGCCATCGGCGCCGCGATAGCGCGGGCGACGGCATCCCGTCATCCGGGCCACGCCGCCCAGCGAGCGGACCAACTCTGCCACCCCGTCCGCCAGCTTCTTGCTGGTGGTCGTGTACGACAGGTTGCCGTTGCTGGTCGTGCCGTCCGTCTCCAGCAGCCCCTGCAGCACAGCCGACCGTTGGGCAATCGAACCGTGCAGGTAGGGACGCGGGATGAACTTCTCCCACGACCGCAGGCCAACCAGGCCGAGGGCCACCAGCGCGGGCTTGATGCCCAGCAGGCGAATGCCACCGATCTTCTCGGGCTTGTCGGGGATAGCCGACACTTCCACGCCCGCCGCCATCGCTGCCGCAAGCTGCGGCTCCCGCTTGGCGGCGGGGCCTGTCAGCACGCTTTCGTAGCCATCGCCCAGCCAGCACCCCAGCAGGTACGGGTCGAGCGGCACCGTCGCCTCCGGGTGCTGGATAGGCTCCAGCCTCGGCAGGCGGTGGTTCAGGCCGTCGCGCGCCCCGTTCGGGAACGTCAGGGATGCGGCAATCTCCGCTGTCGTGCGGACTGAGCCGGGTCTCCCACGCTTCCGTTCGCTTCGCGTGCTCGTCAGCCACCGATGTTCGCCATCGGCCAGCACTGAGCAGCCATCGTCCAGCATGACGCGGTACAGGGGGCGCCGCCCTTGCGGGAAGACGCCCGTGATCCGCGTGAACGTGCCATCGACCGTGGCGACCAGATCGCCCACGGCCATGTCTCCGATCCGGCGCCACCCCGTGGGGGTCAGCACCGGCTCATCGACGTGTTCCGCTTTCCCGATGCCGTGCCCCGAGGCGATGGCCTCGCGGACAGCCTCGGCCGGCGTCACCAGCCCCTTGCCCAGCCGGTCCAGCAACTCACGCTGCCACGGTTCCGGGCCGCTTTCGTTCTCAAGGACCGTGCCCTTGCCCTTCCAGGGAAAAGCGAACAGGACGAAGCCAAGCGGATCGTGGCGGAAGCCCATCACTGCATCGTGCAGGGCCTTCACCTCGTCCACGGCTGGCTTCATCGGCCCGTAGCCCTCGCAAGACCCTGTTCAATCAGGGACAGCAGGCGGTCATTGGCGCCGAGCTCAACCTCGTGGGACTGGCTGGGCTTACCGTCCAGCCGATCGGCCACTTCCTTGATGGCGGTAATGTCGCCTTCCTCGGCCGCGGTCACCAGCCGGTCGGCGATCACGCGCAGGCGGTGGAGACCGTCAGGTCGCTTCTCGTTCACGGCAAGGTTCAGCGCGTCACGGAACCGTTTGTCGGTCCATGTTCCACGCGGACGGCCAGCCATATTTGTTGTTCCCTAAGCCTCTGGGGCAATTTGCGGAAATCAGGGTCACGCAAAAGAAACGCCCGCCGAGAGGGTTCAACTCTGGGCGGGCGCGTTGCTAATTGTGCGAATCATGTCAAGCAACTGGGGCGCTGTCTACCGGGCGCTGTTCGACGTCAGGCTTTCTTTTTGGTCGATCTCACTTTGGCCCTCCGCAGGTTCACCTCGTAGCGGCTCGCCAGTTCTTCCTCGTTGAGGTAGTGCCGGTTCCGCCAGGAGTTCTCTCGGACCTCGCGCAGGGCATCACGCACCGCGCTCTTGGCCAGGAGCGTGAACTCGGTTCGCAGCCTCTGCTCGAACGAGTCAAACCGGGCCTTGATCTCGTTGATAATGGCCTCCTCTGTGCCCATCAGCGCGGTATCGATCACGTTTTGCACGTCCAGTTCGCGCCTCTCGATCTTGAGTAGCTTTGCCATCTAGTCCTCCATTGCCATCCCGTGAACCGTATCACGCTCTGCCCGCCTCGCATCGTCGTAGGCGGTGGCTTCCTTGTCCCACTGGCGGGCGGCGCCGCGGAGAACGTGCTTCGCCCAACTGTCGATCGGGAGCTCGTCCTCTGCCCAGGCCACGATGTAGCCCGGCTGGATGATGAACGCGCCGGGAGTGAAGCGGCAGCCCCAGGCTCGGTACACGGCGCACAGGCGCTCCTGGCCGGGGGACATGCTGCCGTTGCCCTTGCCGCCCTCTCGCCCGTAGTCGACCGGCTTGTGGCCGACCCCGGAGGTGATCAGCTTGTAGGCGCTGACAATTTGCAGGATTGATTCAAACTCTGCGGCGTCCAGGTCGCCGGCCTCGAGGAGGGTGCGGAGGGTCCAGGGGCGCAGCTTGGCGAGGGTCTCGGGGGTCGGGCCTACCCGCTCCTCGCGGAGAACACGGCGGCGGCTCATTTCTTCACCGAGGGGCAGGTACTGAACGTCATCGGGCAGGCGATCAAGTCTTTCTCGACCAACAGCTTGCAGTGCGAGCATTCTTTGTGCGTCACGTCGAGAAACATATCGCGCACGTCCTTGCGCGGCCG